ACTTCGGGTTGTGTTAATGCTTTTAATACATTAGGCGCTAATCTTTGTGCTGGGAAAGCAGAACGTGTTTCAGCAGGCCCTTGTAATTGACTTCGATCACCAATAAGAGATTGCCCGGCATGATTTATATAATTAATCAAATCACCAATGCCAAATCCTGATGCAGCACTTGCGGCAAAACCTGGAATTGATTTTGCTATATTACGGACAAGATATGCGGGTGTACTTTCTTCTGAATGTTGTGGTTGATTTGTGGCTTGTTTTTTTACATTGTCCGATAGAAATCGTGCCATTATTCATCCTCCCATTTTCCATTTCTTATGATATGAATCACACCATCATCATCTTCATATCGTTGACCTTCTTTAAAATACTGAGGAAAATCTAGAGGATCATCAAGAGCTAAAAGATAATCACTTGCTAATGCTTCAATGTTAGCTGGATAATTACCATTTTTATCACTTAATGAATGAAGATATTTTTGAAACATTTTTTCTTCATTAAAATGCCCAAGAAAATCCTCATTAATAGCAATTTGCGTCTCATAAGGCTGACTTAACCCTGCTTTTGCTAACTCTTCTAGAGTAAGTTTATATTTACTTGGTAATCCTCTTCGTGATTGGCCCTTAAGAGTAACAATTTCATTCGTATTAGCATCATATTGCCTTAATATAGGATCACGTTGAAGGAGAGACCGTATAGCTTCTGGAGCTTTTGATAAAGCAATAGTAGAGAATTTTTTGAACTTGTCAGGATATTTTTTAAGTAATTGTAAGTTTTGTTCTACTTTATCTTTAATTTTTTTTTCTGAATTATAGCGCTCAAATTGTTTTTGAATAAAAGGGCGTATTTTACTTTGTTCTGCAAATTCTTGTCTGCGTTGCGCTTGTTTAATTTTTGTATATTCTGAAGCTTGTTTAGGAGTTAATTGATCTAAAACATTTTGTTGCTCTTCACCACCTTCAATACCCGATAAAGCTTTCGTAAACGCTCCCCGTTGATTACCTTCCAATATACTTTTGATATATTGCTGTTGAACTTGGGGTGATTGCTGTGCCAATCCCGCTGCTTGCTGTTGATTAAAATTAGGGAATAATGATTGCAATCCTGCTGCTCGTTTTTGTTGTACCATTTCACCAATTTTGTGTTGGGCTAATTGTTGAATCCCTGTTCCTAACCCTTGGGCAAGTCCTGACCCCGGTGAAAATAAATCTATTACACGTGCCATTATACTTTTCCTCCTAAAGAGTGAAGAATATCTTGATTGCCAAAATAATTATTACCAGGAAAACCAAATTGACCTAATGATGTTGATCCAGGAAAACCAAACTGTTGTGTTGGATTAGTTGCACCTAAAGAAGAAAATAATCCGCGAAATGGTTGTGTTGGCTGAATGGATTGTGACGTTGGATTAGATACTGTAGGGACAATAGAACCCGGTTGCGTTTGCTGTGCTGGATTTATTGGCTGTCCTGATTGATTTTGTAGATACAAAAGTAATGGCAACAAGGATAGACTTCCCTGTCCCGCTGTTTCAAAAAAACCAGGACCCTCGCGTGTTACATCCAATGATGCCAATGCAGGGTTTAATAATTGTTGTAGTTGATTTTGACCATATCTCGATTCAAGAGCTGCCAATTGAGATTGAAGATCTGCCCCTGCATTGCCTAATGCACCTTGAAATGCGCTTGAATTCTGGGCACCAAGAGCACTAAATCTTTCAGCAAGACTTGGTATCGTTTGATTCTGAAAACGCTGTTGTGCGCGATTGGCAATAGGTTGAAATCCGGTGGGCTGACCTCCTTTAAGTAAGTTCATTATTTGTTGTATTGACTGATTCTGTAAATTTTGCTGTTGGGGGTTGAGCGGCTGTGGCTTTTGAGGTTTATTAAAAAGACCAGAAAGAAGACCTAAAGCACCCCCTCCTAATGCTCCAATTCCTGTTCCAATACCGGGAATAAAACTGCCAAGAGCAGCGCCGGTAGCCGCGCCTCCCAAACCTTCCGATAGAAAATTAGGCATCATTCTCTCCTATGATTGTAAATATTCTAAGATAATATACGTCACATTAAAGTTACTACGATTTGATCCCGTAATAATATTAATCTTTGTCCCATCACAATTTAATTCAATATTATTTACAAGGGTTGGTGATGCATAAGGTAGCGGAATATAATTGAATCCCGCTGTGTCTGATGCTGCGCCATAGATGCGTGTGAATGTTGTTTTTGCTGTACATATAATACCGTGAGGAATTGATTGGGTTCCCGCATTTGGCAATGCAGTCGGCCATAAAAATCCTTTACGCAATACTTGTCTTTCAGCGGGAGAAGCAACTGTTGATGAATTATTCAACGGATTTGAAAAGAATAATTGTCCATTGACTAATTCTGATCGCTGATACATTCCTGTATCTTTAATATTGAGAACTAGTGATATCGCATTAATATTCTGGTAAAGGCGTACAAGAAGCAATTTAAGATTAGGATCAATCGGTAATTGTTCAACTTGTTGGATTTCCCAAATATAGTTGGTTAAAACAAATGCGCCATATTGTTGTGATGTTGCCATTATTGCATCCTAGAGGAAGTTTTACACGTATAAAGAATCATTCCTTCGAGTTCAAAATCACTTAAGGCAATAGAAGGATTGGTCAATTGAGCTTGACTCATGTATAGAATAAGTTGGATGCACTCGCCATCAGATTGAAAATATACAGGATGCCATAGTCGTTCTTGATATTGTTCTAAAGGATAATAAATCGGATCATATGCAGATGTTTCCAAGATATTATTACCCATAATAGCACCCGTAGCCGTTCCACCTTCAATCATTGATACTTCGGTTGCCGATGGATAATAATCCACCGTTATTTGACCATTAGCTGTTCTTTTAATACCAAAATCAACTTTATGAATATAAACATTTGTATCAGTCTTATCATAAGGATTAAATTGCTTGGTATAGATACGAATATTGGAAACACGTGCGATGGTTCCACCACCGTAATAAGTAATGGAAGGCAATGTTAATTGCACAATCGTAATCGTATTAACATCTACAACAGAATACACAGGAAATATCATCCCATTTAATGCAGTCATTGTTGTCATATCGGCTATTACATTTTCAATAAGAATGTAGTCTTGACCTGAAGAAAATTCATCGCCGTTGGCTGCCAAATTATGGCTAATAACGGTCAATGTGATAATACCAGCTGATAATGTCATATCGGTTATTTGTAATGATGGCGCATTTCGACTTTGATCGGGACTAATAAGAAGAACAAATCCTTCGGGTGTACCCGCAGCTATCTGTCTTTGATTAGCATCATTAATTCCTGATATCCATGTCCCATTGAATTGTTCCCATGTTGTTGGTGCTGATGAAGCCCATGTAACATCAGATTGTTGTTCAAAATAGCCAAATGTTGTGAAACAATCATCATTAAGAGCCCATGAGTCATTTTTATAGTTATATACAAGTAATTGATTAGGAAATATTTGTGTTTGAGGAGATTGAGATTCAGCAGTTGTTGTTACAAATGCCCAATAGACAAGTTCAACAAAATAATCGCGTATACCCGCAGTTCGTATAACACTCGCTGCTGCTGCTGAAAAATCTTCAAATATTTTGTCGGGAATTTTATTGTCGATACGCTCAACATTTGCGCCCGTACATGCATGGACACCCGTATTACCGATAGTCAAAATGTTTTTATCAAAAGGCACCGTAGAAAATGTTGATTGAGAACCGAGTTCTGTATTAATTTTTTGCCAAATAAAAGGAAGTATTTCATTACCCGTGTATGCCAATTCCCACGTGCTTCGCTCAAAATAAACGATGAGACGATCCTTAATAAATTCTGCGGAGATAATTTGTTCTTCTGTTGTCGCATCAATATATCCTGCTCCCGCGGCAACATTGGCTGGCGATGCCCCATCTGATTGATTAGGTTCATACCAAGCGTTTACTGCAAAGGGACTTCCATTAAATGAATAACGGCATCGATTGACATAATTGGTATTTGTTCCTCCTTGAAAAGTCCCACTATTTTCAATGGTATTTAAAAACAAAAGACGATTCTTAAAAGCAAGAATGATACGTGCTGTTAATACGAAAGGACCCGCATAAGGACCCGATCCATTAGGAAGAAAATAGAATCCATTATTCGCATTAGTAGCAATTGATTTCCATATTGAACCATTGTCAGGAGTCCACCAAATAGGATCATCGGTTGCATCGCCTCCTCCATTGGGATTTTTTGCATGAAAATTAGTAACAAACAAAACAGGAGGAGACGAAGCAGAAGAAGTACTTCCCTGCCAATTAACTGCCCAAAAATAATTCGTGTTATTACCATACCATTCAGGTGCTGTTCCACTTCCTGAGCGAGACCATCCTACTCCTGGTGTAAACTTATAAGCAAATTGAATATCAAAAGCATATGTTGGATGATTATTAATTGAACCCGATTCATATTGTGTTATTCCCATGACCGGTTGGTCGGGATACCAATACACAGGCGTGTTATCAGGAACTCCTGTTCCCGTAATTGCAAAATCACCATCACTTAGATCAAATGTTCCAGAACCAACTCCTGTTGAAAGCATAAATTTAACACCAGCTCCTGTTTGATAAACGGTAAAAAACTGACCTAAAACAGAAAATGCTTGACCAATAAGTCCATATACTGCAGATGTTCCTGGAACCGTTCCACTTAATGCTCCGGTAGTTGTAACTCCAACTTCAACACGCAATCGTGACGACAAAGGAGTTTGACCGATAAGCACTGATCCAAATCTCTTTCTAACACGTCCACGAAAAACGTATGAATTTTGAAGCTCAGTAAAAGCATCATCTAGAATTAACCATGCACGAAGATCTGTTTCCAAACCAGTCTTGAAAGGAGCAATGAGAAAACGATCGAATGCCATGTTAATATCCTATCGCTAAGAATTGAAATCCGACATTTTTATTTGTTACTGTTGTTCGTGCTGATCCATATACGCCAAATGATGTGTTATTAAATGATCCGAGACGTGCAAAAGCATCACCGTCAGCTCCACTGGCATACTGTGTCGTTACAAACATCGATAAAACTTGAGTAAAACCAGGGAAATTGGGTAAAGATGAAAAA